TTTACAAACGTGGAAAGGTCCGGGTTCTGGACTTGGCCGATTGAGGGAGGGGTTGCCATGTTAAATCGCGCTCCCCGGCACAGTGACCAGCGCCGCCGTGCCTTTCCACAAGCTGACCGTGGTTTTGCGCTCGCCCCCAACCGCTGGCGAAATCATGCCGCTGTGCACAAACCCCATCACCTTGTAAGTGCCGTTAAATATCGTGTTGGTCTCGCTTTCCAGCCGAACAATTTGCCCGACTGTGAAACGCGGTTCAAAGACCATATCAAACTCGATCATCGCATTCGTGCGGCGCGGCGAGCCCAGCAATCCGCTGGCTGACGTGATCACCGGAATTTCCGCTTCAATTGCTTCGTTTTCGCCCAAAACTTTGAGTTGGCCGTTGTCGATAATCGCCAGCCCATTGCTTAGCTGCACGATGTTGTTCCAAGTGTTGCCCGTGTAGACGCTGCCCCGCTTGGTCTTGCCCTCTACCGTGCCGATGATCGGTGAGGCCGACACCCCCGGCAAATCCTTGTTCAGATTGCGGATAACGTCTGCCACGTCCACGCCCGCCGCAAACGCTTGGCTGGTGTCACCGTTGACCATCGCAAACGCCCCGTCATACGCCTCAATTTCGGTGATGAAGTTCACGCTGGCCCCGGCCCGGAAGCTAGACGCTTTCAGCACGGTTCCGTTGAACAGCAACGGCGTAAAACCTTCGCTGGCATATCCGGCCCGGAACTGAATTGCCCGGAATTGCGTCACGTCGTATTGATCCTTGTAAAGCCGGTTGCGGGTCGGTTCGCCCAAATTGTAAATGCGGAAGGTCGCGGTTTGCGCGCTGGCCATGTATTGCCTGCGTATCTCGAACTCACAGCTAAACGGCAGTTCCAGCGACACGTTCCCGTCCGCTACTTCCACGCTCAACTTGTATACCGGGTTGAATTTCATCGGCTCGTGCTAGCTTCGCCGCGTCTCGCGCTGGCGTCAACGCTGCGCTTAAAAACTGCGCGTTTGCCGGATTCGTCGCAACCACGCTTCTTTCCCTTCTTTCGTGAATCCGTAGCGAACACGGTCCTGCGCAAAACTGTTTCGCTGTTTTTGCCAGTCTCGCTCTTCTTTGTTACGGTCTAGGTCGCCTTGGCTTGCCACTTGGCGAACTCGTGGAACTTCAATCTTATTTGGCGTTGGTTTCATGGGCTGGTGAAAATGTTTTGGTGGGTGGACGCAATGAGTCCCAGATGATTCTAGGACTCAAAGTTTCACAGGCTGAAAATGCATGGAGCCGTGGAGCTTTTTTCACCAAGCGCGACCAGCGGCGATCCCTCCGAGTCTTGGCTTTTTCTCGTAGCCCTTGGTGGAGTGATGCCCGCCTATGCTGCGCGACTCTCGAATGGTTAAGCCTACGTTCCCTGCATGTCTTGAGGGTTACCCTCGGCTACCGCTCCTTCACTAGTTTGTCAGACTCGCCCGAAGCGACTGTCCGCTAGTTACACGCTCCGTTTGTCTATTCAGTAAACGAAGAAACCCGGAAGCGTGGATTCAGCACGCGCGTCCGGGTTTCAAAGAAGATAGGTTTCCCCACCTCACGAAATTGACTGTGCGCTACGGGCTGAATCACCGCAACACGGAAACGAATCGGAAATTGGCCCGCATCCGTCAACAGAAATTTTGCCCTACTCTCGCTACGTGCTTAGTTCCGGGATTCCGCACCCCTCGACACGGCTACCATCGGGCAACGCCAAGCAAAGCAAACACAGTCCGCTTGCCAAGCTAGAATCCCGGAAAAACCACGGCTTCCACTTCCGCAACGTCTGCCTCGTCCAGCAACACCAGCGTTGACCGGCCGTCCGCAAAATCCGTGACGTTCTGCGGGTCGCCTTGCTCGGTCGTGGTGATCGCCAGCCCGAACGGGATAATTTCTTGCCACTGCCTGAGCAGGTTGGGCGAGCTGACGAGACGGAAGCCGTTAAGCGTGAAGTCCTGCCACGTCAGGTCCGCGAACCAGCCGCGCTGCTGGACGACGTAGAACATGCTCAGTTTCATGCGGGACCCGTCCGCTAGCGTCACGCTCATTACTTGGTTCGGCTGGTCGGTAATACCGTCAATGGTCTTCATGGCGTGACTCCCTTGGTAGCCCAGCCGTAGAGAATGGACTGTTTCTTTTCCGGTGTGGTGTCGCTCTGTCCGGCGTTGCCGTTTTGCGTCGGGTCGCTTTGCCCTACCTGTGCCACGCGACGGCCCGCGAGCTGCCCAACTTGCACGCTCACAATCCCGGCAAATCGGATCTTCTTAAACGTGAGCTTGAAATTGCTCTTGTAGCGCGAGTCCGCTTCTTGCTCCGCCCGGTATCCTTCAATCGCCATGTTCGTCCAGATGCCCCACGGCGTCTCTACCGAGCAAAGCACGCGCCCTTTCCATAGGTTATAGAAGTAAGCAAACGCACCGGCCTGCTTGGTCTGGTTTGGCGTGGTCGGTGACTTGGCGCTGAAGTAGCTGTAAAGGCTGTTGTTCTCCGTGACTGCCCCCACGGTCTCCGCTGCGGTCGCGGCCCGCGCTGCTTGCTCTTGCTCGGCCTGTGGCGTGTAGGTGGGCAGCAACTCCGGCACGAGCGGCAAGCTCTCCGGGATTTGCGCCGTGCGGTCTGGCTGGACAAGCGCGTTCGTCAGCTCCGCAACCAGCCCGTTCACCGTCACCTTTTCCGGCGCCAGTGCGATGTGGTCCTGAATGGCGGTGTTGTTCTCTACGTAGTGGTCGGTGATCGTGCTGCGCAGCTCAACCGCGTCTTGCTCGTTAATGTCGAACAGGTAGCCAGCCACTCCGGGCGGCGGATTAAGCGGGCGGATGATTGCTTGCTGGTCCAGCGTCTGCAACGCCTTCACTACGTCAAAGACGCTGGTTGCCGTGGTATTGACGACGTTGTTCATCAGTAACTCAGGTTAGGCAGTTGCCGGAAAGCGTTGTTCACTTCGCGGTCAAACAAGCTGTAAGTTTCCTTGGCTGTCTCGCTCGGACTGTCCCCTCCCGGAACTTGGATGTTCACATTGTTCTCTTGGTTGATCGTCTGCCCGCCTACGTTGGTAACAGGCGGCACGGCTGATTCCCGCATGAGCCCGCCAACCGTTTCGGGCGTTGGCTCGGACGGCTTCCCCACGCGCATCAGTTCATTCAGAAATGAAATGCCCGTGTCCATTTGCTGCGGCTCGCGTGATTCGCGCTCTTCCTGTTGCGGGGTAGGTGCAAAGGCGTTGCCCGCTTCTTCCTTGGCCCCGCCAGCCATTTCTTTCAGCCCTTCCCACATCTTCGGCAGGTTGCCCGTGGCGAATCCGCCTAGCATCTTGAGCCCGCCTTTTTGCACGCCGTTGAGCTTTTCCCAGACGCTAATCAGCCACTCAATAGCGCTGGCCAACGCATCGACTGCTTTGATTGATGCGGACCAATCAAACACGCTGTCGCCGCCGTCAATAGCGGTCCAGAAGTCGTCAACCATCAGCACAAGCGCACCGATGGCAGCGGCAATCAGGCCGATAACCAACAGCAACGGAGCCGCCGCAACCAGCACAGGAACGAGCGCCACGGCAAACGCCGCTGCCGCCGTAGCTGCCGCGCTGAGTGCGCCAGTGACCACCGTAAAGGCCGTGGCCAGCGCTGGCAGTGCTTTAAGCGCCATTGCCCACAGTGCGGAGTTCATCACGCTTACAATCGCGCTTGCCGTGGTCAGCACGGCCAAGAACGCTGCCAGCGCAATCGTAACGACGGTCAACGCCGCCGCGACTAGCACTAGGTGAAAGCGCAGGATGTTAGCCAGTGCGCTCCCGTTGTTCAGCCACGTCAGGAACCGCGTGCCTATGTCCACGATGAAGGTAAGCACCTTCAACACCTTCTCCAGCGTCGGCGCAAACGCGGCCATGAACTTATCCCGCGCCTGTGCGAGCGAGAACAGTAGCGACTTCCACGCCCCGCCAGCCTTGAACAAGTTGTCTTGCTCTTGCCCGGACAGGAACAGCGCTTCCCTAAGCTTCAACGCTTCCGGCGTGGCTTCGCGCAGGTAGAAGATGAAATCTTCGCTTGCCCCGATGCCTTCGGCAAAGGCCCGCGCAAACTGCGGGTCAAACTTCTTCAACTGTTGCGACAACTGAACGACCGTCTTAAACGTGTCCTTTTGCGTCGGATCTACGCCAAGCATTTGCCACGGCGCAACGTCGCCCTTGCCTAGCATGATGTCGGTCTGTGCCCGCTGAATCGCTTTCAACGACCCTTCCACGTCCTTTGCATCTACGTTGAACGCTGCGGCGTCTTGCTGCCACATGCGCAGCTTCTGCCCGCTCAGTCCGGTCAGGCTCTCGAACTTCTCCAGCCCCGCTGCCGCGCCGGTCGCTGCGTGCATCATCGCGTAGAACGCGGCGTTGATGCCGGTCAGGATGGCCAGCAACTTGACCGCGCTTCCCTCGGCTTTGCGCAAGCCCTTATCGGCGGTGTCCAGCGCGTCTTCGCCTGTCACCTCGAAGCCTAACGCCACAAATAGTTCAGCGATTTTCACGGCTTTGTTATTGCCTCTGCCGTGTTGGGCGTTCAAGCCTTAACGCATGAACTCGAAACACGTTGGGGGCGCAAATGAATGAGCTGGCACTTTTCGCGGGTCATGGTGGCGGCATACTCGCTAGCCAATTACTCGGATGGGATGTCGTCTGTGCCGTTGAAATTGACGACTATGCGCGGCGCGTGCTCATGGCACGACAAGATGATGGAAGCCTTAAACCATTCCCGATTTGGGACGACGTCGTTACATTTGACGGGCGACCGTGGCGCGGATTGGTGGACGTCGTATCTGGCGGGTTTCCGTGCGTTGCGATCTCGCCCACCAGGGACAACACCATCGCTGGCAGAGTCGCCGGACTGCATGACCCGAAAAGCGGACTCGTGCGCGAACAGCTCCGCATCATCAGGGAAGTTGAACCGGCCTATGCCCGATTTGAGAACCATCCCAATCTTAGCAAGCGCGGGCTCGCCTTTGTTCTCCGTTCACTTGCCGAGATGGGGTTCGATGCGGAATGGGATACTCTCGCGGCGGATTCATTCGGTGCCCCCCACGAACGTAAACGGCTCTGGATTGAGGCTACCCACCCCGACCGCGCACAACGCCAAGGAAGGCAATTATCCAGCCGAGCGAACTCGGAAAACGCCAAGTTTGGGGGCTGTGTTTGGTGGAAAACCGAACCCGGAATATGTAGAGTGGATGATGGGTTGGCCAATCGGATGGACCGCCTTAAAGGAATTGGAAACGGACAAGTTCCAATCGTGGCTGCAAGCGCATGGGAAATGCTCAGACCCTAGCGCTGAGCCTTGTTAAGTTCGGCGTAGGTCCGTTCGTAGTCGCTGACAAAGTGCGCGTGCTCCAACGCGTCTAGCACGAGGTCGCACGGCATAGCCAAGATTTCCTGCGGCGTCCCGTAACCCGCCTTTGCCAGCCGCAAAGCAACTAGGCGGGCGGTGTCCATTTCTACGCGGACTTCGGGGAGGATGCCGCTGGGGCGGGCGGCATTAACGACTTGAAGTCGAACCCGGCGAAAAAAGGGAGAAGGTTGAACTTCATCACCTCCCACATCATCGGCATGTAGTCGCCGCGCATGTGTGGTTCTTCAAACAGACCTTTCTCGACCTTAACGCCGTCCAGCAAGCAGCGCTTGGCGCAACCCATGATAGCGGCCTCGATCTTCTTGGACGCAATGAGCATCAGGAAGATGTTCTTCAACCCGGACGCATCCGAGGCCATCAGCTTGGCCATGTCGGACGATTCGGGCAGCTTCACGTCAACCAGCATCAGCTCGGATGCCACGGTCTGCTTCAACGCGTTGGCTTCGTCAAACGAAGCCATTTGCAGCGTCAGGACGTGCCCGCTCTTGAGCGTTACGGTCTCGTTCATGGCTTATTGGATGGCGCGGGGCGCGTTGGCGAAGCGCATGGAATAGACACTGACCGCTTGATCGGTGTTACCTTCCACGTTGGACGTTACCGGGACGAGCTTGAGGAACACGCCCCCGTCCATGAGATACTGGTCCTGCGTCACCGCACCGTTGCCCTTACCGATGCGCTTAACGATGATGCCGGAGATGAGCACGAACGAGGGCGGATCGTTCTGCATCTGCACAAGCAACGCGTTCAGGAACTTGTCGTCGGCGCTCCCGCGAATCACGCGCAACACGAGGTCGGCGTTCTTGCCGGTCGTGTTGAACGCATAGATGCTGTTCCCGTTCTTGCCGGTTTTCACCGCCATGAGGTCGTTCGGAAACTCCAACGCGCCAACGTCGCCGTCTGCGAGGTCAACGAGATTGCGACCGCTGAGGATGATGGTGTCGCTACCGGTAAGTGCTACTGTGGCCATGATGTGATTGGGTTAAAGGGTTACGCCTCGATGAACACGAGAACAGAAGTAGTATTGACCGCACCGGCTTCCTTGATCGCGATTTGAATGAGCGGGGCTTTGCGGTCTGCGCGGTCGGCTTGCGACTGTTGCGAGAGCGGAGCGGAATAGACGTAGAAACCGTATTCCTGAATGTTGCGGTCGAAGTCCTCGGGATCGCCGAAACGGTCTGGGCTGTTCCAAGTGCCCGGGGCAACATAGCCGTTCGTGACGGCCTGCTTACACACGCCAAGGTAGGCGTTGCGAAGGGCGGCAATGCCCAGCTCGGTCTGCGGGACTTTCGTGCGGGTCGTGGCCAACGCGTTGAAGCCAGCGACTTCCAAGCCAAACACAAACCAGAGCAGGTTATACACCTGATCGAAGAACGCGTTAGCGCCGGAAGACATGACGGAAGCGCGGCCCGCAACTTCGGTGTAAACATCAACGCCCACGGTCTGCGCGGTGTTGAAAATGGTCTGCGTGATGCCCGGGTCAGCCGTGATGCCAACGAGCTGTTTCAGGTTCATGTTCTGCGCGGTGTTGCTGCCGTCAAACGCCGTGCTCATTCCGCGTCCGGCATAGGCAGCGGCCATCTTGCGAGCGGCCACGGCGCTAACCGTGTAGAGCAGGCAGCGCGTGTAGGTCAGGGACGCGCTCTGAATGTCGTCAAAGATGGCCCCGCCGCTCATGGAGCTGGTTAGGTGTTGCGACACAAACAAGAGCTTCTTGGCCGCTTGGAACGCTTCGGCAGCGGCGAGCAACTCGGCATCGTCCGGGGCATACCCGCCATAGCACACGCCGCCGAAAAAGATTTGCTCGCCCACGTCTTCCAAGGTCGTGACCAGCGTATCTTCTGCGGCCATCGGGACCACAATCAGCGAACCGCCGCCCGTGAGGATATTCGGCGATTGCGAGAAGATAGCTACTGCCGCCGCGTAGGTCTCGCTGTTCGTGCCGAAGTCCGTCGCGACATCCTGCGGCGTCAGGTAAATCGCGTAGTCACCGGAAAGCGGAGCAAGCGGCTCTTCCTTGGTGAAGTAAGCGAGGTTGTTGATTCGGTAGTTCGCAATCCCGGTCGGGGCTGCGGCAACGCTGATAGTTACGACGTTTGTGATCGCGAGTGACATGGTGTTTTCTCCTAGGGATTTACCAACAAGGTTTTTGGTGGGTTTTCAAACTTATTCCAGAACTCAACGATGCGTTCGCGGCTCTGGCTTTGAAAGAGGGTGAAAGTGTAAGCGTATTTGTTCAGCCGTCCGCTGCCCTCGGTTTCGCTCACGTCAACAAACGACATTGGCAACGTAGAGAATCGGCACTGTTTCAGCTCCATCATTTGCTGAGCTGGCGTGGAGTTGAGCACTTGCACGACTTCAATTTGACGGTGCCGCGCCGACTCGTCTTTGCTGAACAGCGTCAGCGTAACTGTAGACAGATACGGCACGCTGATTTCCTCAACAAGTTCCTGATAGGTCACGCTGCCCTCTACGCGGTCCCGCGAATAGCGGCGGGTGTTCGCACCGTAGGGCTTGGTTCCTACCAGCGCGATTTCCATAAACAGCCCTTCCTCTTTCGGGATGTTCCAGCGCTGATTATACAGAAACACGCGATCTTGCAGACCCATTTCTTTCGCGAACAGGTCGGCCAAGTCGTTCAGGATGTCGCGTTGAACTACCATACGTTCTGGATGTAGTCGTCAACGAGGTGATATTCAATGTAGCCGTAGGCCGTGTAATTGACCTTGGCCATGCACCGATATTTCACGCCCTCCAAAAGAACGATGTCACTCGGTTTCAGCGCCAGCCCCGGCTGAACGTGGAGTTGCTGCCATTCCCAAGCTCGTTGACCTTCTGGTTTCGTCGCCAGCTTTTGCGGGCCAAACGGCTGAAACACGCCGTTGGTGTTCACGTCTCGGACGATTTCCTTAATGCTACCCGACTCGTTTACGGTCTCAACAAAGCCAAGCGTGATCGGACGCATCCAGCCGTTTAGCGTTCCGCTCATGTTGGGCAGGCCGGAGCCGGGACCAATCGGGCGGTCTTTGGCGCAAAGAATCGGCCCGCTCATAGCTTGCCCTTTTTCACCGCAAAATCAATGGAGCTGCGGAGTTGGTAAGTTGCCAGCAAGATGCCGGTAGGGTTGGGAAGCTTGCGCTTCCGTTTCAGCCAAACGGTTTTCCAGCTCAGTTTTTTCCATGAGCCGAAACCGCCAGATGCAAATGCGTCGTCAACCACGCTCACGGCCAACACGCCTAGCTGTTCAAGTGTGACGCGTAGTCCGTGCTGAATCAGGTTGCGCCCCCAGCGCTGCGGGTCGATCTGTTTGAGCGCAACGGGTAGCTCTTGAATCAGCGGCATCCGCAGAAACGAGCGAGCGGGCACGGCATCCTCAATGCTGCCAAACTCCATCTTTAGCCCCACGTCCGCGTTGCTCTCGCCCCCGCCTTCATCGTTCTGACGAAGCGTGCGATTGGCCAGAACGCCAACTTGCAAATGCATCGGCCCGTCTTTGCGCAGTTGCTTGCGCAGCTTGTCCAGCTCGCCGGTCTCCAGCGTTACGCGGCTTTTGCTCATGGCAGGGTAGTGCCAGCAACTAGCGTGACGTTGCCAATCATCAGCGGGGTGACGATAGACAGGTATTTTGCGCCGTAGCGGGTCGTAGAGTAATAGGCCAGCGCGGGGCTGTTCTTCACGCGGTCGGGAACGACGTATTGCTCGGCTACGCTGCCCACGCTCTTACCGCCCGTGAGCCAATTGTATTTGCTCCAAATGCCTTCGCTCCCGGCCTGCAAGTCCATGCACAGGTAATGCGCGGCCAAGTATTCAAACGCCATGTTCGCGCTAGCGTCCGTGCCAAAAAGGCAGCGGTTGAAATTCTGTTGCGCTTCGTAAAGCGCTTTTGAGATGTCGTTGTCCGTCACCTTGGCCAAGTCGGTCTCGTCGCCGCTGCCCCCGCTTACGGTGATAGTCGGAACTTCCAAGTAGCCCGCGCCTCCTTCCGTCACGGTAAAGCCCGTGACTGCGCCGGTAGCCTCGTCAATCGCTGCGGTTGCGGTTGCACCTTCGCCGCTCTCGTTCACCGCCGTAACCGTCACGGTTGGCTCTGTCTCGTAAAGGTATCCGCCCGCCGTGAGCACGATGGACACCAGTTCTCCGTTAGCTACCACTGCCCGCCCAGCCGCTCCGTAAGACGGCACCGCATAGGGAAAGTCCCTGCGGAAATACGCCTTAAAATCGGAAACGGTGGGCGGGGTGTAGCTCATGACTTACTCAGTCGATCTTGGAAGACCGCGAAGCCTTGGAACCCTTGTTGCCGGGCGGTTCGGCCAACTTGGCCGTCATTTCCAGCAACTGCTTTTCCAGTTCAGCGATCTTTGCTTTTTGTGCCGCAATCACGGCGTCCTTGTCCGCGCTCTGCTGGCGCAGTGCGTCCAAGTCCGTGCGGGTTTGGCCGTCGTCAACGATTTCACGAGGATACAGCTTCTTCCAAAGCCGTGCCACGTCGGCGGGGACTTCGGTGAACCGACCCGGCGCGGCGCTGTGTTCGCCGTGCATGATGGTTCGCTGACCTTTGTTGTAGACGCGGACGATAGCCTCACCCGCTTGCGGTTTTGATGTAGAGTTCATGAGTCGTGGTTGCTGAGGGTTTAGCTGGCCGGGGTGTATTCAAAATACATGAGTTCGAGGTTACGGTAAACCCCAACGCCCGTGTATTGACCATAAGCAACGTCGTTGAACGAGAAGTTGTTCATGGAGTTCGGCTGCGTGGTCGTGTAGTCAACCGGGATGTCCATGCGGATGGACTCGCGGTCGTAACGATACAGCGTGTAGATGTTCTTGTTGATCGAACGGAGCGCCAAGTTGTTCGCCGCGTCAGCGTAGGCCAACGGGAGAATATGGAAGCCCGGATTGCGGGTCGCCGCCTTGAACGCCATCAGCAAGTATTCGATCTTGGGGAGCGGATACGTGCCAACGGTGCCGGGGGTGAGCGTCTGCAAGCCCAAGAAGTCCGAATACGGAATCACGAAATGCGTCGGCATGGCCGTGCTGTTCGTGTTCGCGAAGTAGGTCGAAATCAGGCTCGCGACGAAGTTGTTGAAGTCCGCAGCGTTCAGGCCGGACAACGGCGCGGTGATGAGCGACGTGTTGGTGTTCACGGCGGTCTGCGTGAGCAGGCCAAGAACGCCGTCGTCAACCTTGGAACCGAGGAAGCCGATTTCCTGCAAACCGAGCTGCCAGTTCTTCATGCGGGACCGGTGCTTGGCCTCGATGATGTCCCAATTGTTCGCGTAGAGCGCCTGCTGGATGTCGAAAATCGTGTAACCGATTTCCTTCGCCCAGTTGATGACCTTGATGGTCTTGGACGCGATAGACGCGTCGGCTTGCGCCAGACGTGCGCCGGACTCGCCGGAACGGATGTTGCCCTTTTCGAAGTCGTCCGAATTGGAGAAGGTGAGGTTGGTCAGCAACGCTTGGCTGAACGCACCGTCGCCCACGTCAACCGGCACGAAGTCCGCAACGGGAACTTCGTAGAACTTCTGAGTCGTGACCTGCTTTTTGATGTAGGTCAGCGTGTCGATGGCGATTTGAAAGCCCGTGGCGTTATCGTTAACGTCACCAACGGCGTTCAGGATCTCCATGCCCTGCGTCGAGCGGACAGCTTGCGCCACTTGGATTTCTCCGGTGTGGCCGCAAACAGTCTCGTCAGCGTTAAGGCGTTCCGCACCGGTATAGAATCGACCGGTGCCGCGATATTGAATGCTTCTCATGTTAGTTGGTTATTACGGGTTGGTCGAGGGCGTGACTTCCACGCGGATGAGCTGGCCAGCGTCAGACGATTGGTCCAGCGCGATGCCGGTGATTTGTTTCCCGCTGGTCGCGTTGGTAACAACGGTAGGACCGGCGTAGGTGGTGGAGACCTTCGCACCGCGATTGATGGCGGCGGAAGATTCGAGGTAGAGCACGCTGCCCGCGCAGGCGATTTCCACGGTGTCGCCCGGAGAATACAGGTTCTTCTTCGGGTTGTAGATGATGACGCCATACACCGGGCCAGCGGTGTCGCTGGTGGGAACGTCAACGAGAACTTCCGAGGAAACACCGGCAATCAAGCGGACCGCCTGACCCGCTTGCAACTTAGTGCTCACGGAGTCGGGGCTGATCTTAACCGCTTTGATGTTCGGGTTAACCTCGAACGAGACCTGACCGAGAACGGGGGTCTGCGAGAATTGATTTTGGTTTTGGTAAACGGCCATGATGGGTTTCCTCGGTTAGTTTTTGGCGACTTTAATGGAGCCGTAGCGTTCCTGACCGCGAGCTTCGCGCTGAGCGGCAGTGTCGGGGGAACGGATGGGCTGGTTGGCGGCGGCGTTTTCGCGGCCCTGCGTGCGGGCCATGCGGAGCACGTTGACGAAGGCCGGTTTCTTGGTGACAGCGGCGGGTTTGGCTTCAACCGAGTTCTCTTTGGACTCGGGCTTGGCCTCTTCCTGCTTCTGTTCCTTGGCGGCCTCTTCCTGCTTCTGTTCCTTGGCGGCTTCTTTCTTCGGCTCTTCCACGCTGTTGTGAGCTTCGAGGATAGCGCCAAGCGTCACGCGCTTGCCGTCAATCTCGAACTCGGCGTTTTCGTCCACTTCGGCAGCGTTGTCGCGCTGTTCGGCGGCGGCGGTTTTCTTGCGATACGATTCAATCGCATCGTTCAGGCGAACGGTTTTGCCGTCGCCAAGCTCAACCACAGTATCGGGCGCGATTTCGCCGTTCGCCGTGGTAGCGTCCTTCTTGAACCATTTGAATGGATTCAGGGTCATGTTGGTTATGTGGTTGGTTTTCGAGTTAAGGCGGATTTCCGCCCCCTCGTATCGCGGTTTGTCCACGATGGCGAGATGCTCAAATTCGATTTCCGTCAGCTCTTCGTCGTAGGGCATGTTGTGCCACATGCCGCCCGGACCGGTGCGCTTGACGTTGT